TTCGAGTGTGGCGAGCAGCTCGTCGATGCGCTTGTTCGGAAGGCTCACCACCGTCCCGTCGTCGAGCTTCACGTGCCCGCAAGTGATCTGGTGCAGGCGCATGATTTGAGTGAGCGCGTTGACCGTTGAAACAAGGCCTCCGTCTATCGTCGCAAGGGCCACGGACTTCATCTGGTTGTAGGCCCTGACCTGCTCGTCTGTCAGCTCGACCTCGCGGCGGATGTACACCTTGTCCGGCAGGTCCAGGCACTCCTCTTTCTTCACGCGAAAGCTGAAGGTGTCGAGCATGAGCTTGAGCTCATCCAAGTGCCGATAGCCTACGACCTGCTTGAAGCTGTGGCTTGCGAGCTGGCGCTCGACCACCACTGCGTACCGCGCCTGGAAGGCGTAGTAGCTGTGGATGTTCAAGCAGTCGTCCGACAAGAACGCGCACTGCTGGTACAGGTCCATCGGGCTCTTGGTGACAGGAGACCCAGTCATGATGCGCCTGTACCGTGCGCCAATGCCCACCTTCTCGGTGTTCTTGCTGCGGGCAGAGGTGTGGGACTTGATGGTCGTGCTCTCGTCGATCGCCATCAGCGCCTCGTGCGAAAGCAGGAAACGCGTGGCGAACGATGTGCCCTTCTGCGTGCTGAACGCTTCCACGTTCATGACCAGGATCTTTAAGTCCTCGGTGACTTCGAAGAGCCGATCGAGCGCCTGCTTTTCTGCCTTGCGTGGCGTTGCGGCCCACAGCGCCACGCGGTGCTCGACGTGGTCAGGCATGTGCTTGGGCAGTTCGATGTTCACCCAGTTGCGGTACACGCCCTTGGGCGCTACGATCAAAGCGGCGTTGATCTTGCCCTTGTCGTAGAGCATCGCGATGTTGTTGATGAGCATGTAGCTCTTGCCCGTGCCCATCTCCGCGAAGAGGGCCGCTACGCGCGTGTTCCAAAAGCGTTCGAGATAAGCCGCTTGATGAGTGTAGGGCTTGTTCTTGAACGGGTACGTCGAGAGAAAATGGTCCATGAGGATCTCCTTTCTGTTGGGGGGCTTGACAAGTCCCGTGCGACGTAGTGTACACTGGCCGCTCTACTTGAGAAAGGAGAAATTCAGTGCCTACCGTCTACGTCGTATCCGAGACCACCACGCATAACATCGCGTCGGCTTTGGACTACGGCAAGATCGAAACCGTCCTCCCACCCAACGCACAAGTCGCGTTCAGCGTCGTGCCTACGGTGCGGCGTGTACAGCGCAAGCTGGAAAAATTCTCCGATGAGGACTACCTGCTCCTCATCGGCGACCCCTCTGCGATCGGCATTTGCTGCGCAGTAGCTGCGGCCCGTAACCACGGCCGTTTTAAGTGCCTCAAATGGGACAAGCGCGAACGTCGCTACATCCCAATCGAGGTTGATCTTTTCAAGAAAGGAGAATCTGATGACGCTTACGAATCTGTTTGAGAACGACGCCGACGCCCTCAAGGTTTCGGATGAAAACGTCACTGGGATCGCGGGCCTTGCTCGTCGCGCCAAGCTGCTCGAAAAGGAACTCGAGGATCTTGGCAAATCCCTGAAAGAGAAGGAAGATCAGTACCGCAACCTCACTGAGGTGTCGATCCCCGAGGCCATGGCCAGCGCAGGCATGAAGAAGTTTGTCATGGAAGACGGGTCGATGATCGATGTCAAACCGTTCTACGGTGCGAGCATTCCCAAAGCGCGCCAGGCCGAGGCCTTCAAATGGCTCCGGGACCACGGCTTTGACGACATCATCAAGAACACCGTCAGTGTCCGATTCGGCCGGCGAGAGGATGAGCTGTGCTCTCGTTTGCTGGAGCTTCTCCGCACGCAAGGGTTCCTGCCCGAGCAGACGGAGAAGATTGAGCCCCAGACCCTCAAGGCCTGGGTGAAGGAACGGATCGAGAAGGGGCAGCCCGTCGATTCGGAGCTTTTTGGCGTATTCATTGGCCAGAAAGCTGTCATCAAGTCTGTTTAATCACGAACCACGAAACAAGGACCATTAACCATGGCTAAGAATGACGTTGCAGTAAAAGCGGCGAGCACCGAACTCGCCATCCTCAGCGACCTCGAGCAGGATGCAGGCGCTGGTTTTGACGGCATGACGCAAGACGACTACGCGCTGCCGTTCCTGCGTCTGCTCACGAACACCTCACCTGAGGTGGGCGAGATCGATGGCGCGATGCCGGGGATGATCTACAACACCGTCACGGGGCAACTCTACGACGGCAAGAAGGGCATCTATGTTGTCCCGTGCGCCTACGTCCGGCAGTACATCGAATGGGCTCCGCGTGGCCAAGGCACTGGCGCTCCGATCCACATCCATCCTGCCACGAGCGACATCCTGTCGAAGACGCACCGCGAGCCGGGCGACAACAAGGACTACCTCGACAACGGCAACTACATCGAGAACACCGCCAACCACTACGTGATGATCGTCGATGAAGACGGCGTGCCGAGCCCTGCGCTCATCAGCATGAAGTCCACGCAGTTGAAGAAGTCGCGCAAGTGGAACAGCATGATGCAATCAGTGAAGATGCAGGGCAAGAACGGCCTCTTCACGCCTCCGATGTACAGCCAGATCTATCTGCTCACGACCGTTGCCGAGAGCAACGACAAGGGCAAGTGGTACGGTTGGGAGGTTGAGCGTTTCGGTCCGGTGGACAATGCAGGCCTCTATCAGAACTGCAAGGCCTTTGCGCAGTCGGTCTTTTCCGGCGACGTGAAGGTCAAGCATGAGGGCGCAGAGGGGGCCCCAAGCGACGCTCCGTTCTGATTTGACAGGGCCGAAAGCATCCGCCGGTAGGCCCTGCCTTCGAGAAAGAAGAAATGACAGATATCACCCGTTTCAAAGCAATCTTCAGCGGCCTCGATGTTGCCTATGGCACGTACAAGATCGAGACGTCGAAAGAGAGCGGCAAGCAGGCAGGCAAGGCGGTTGTTGTCCGTAAGCCTCCGACCGATGACCTGTGGGCCAAGCACCTCGAAGGCGTGGAGCCTTCTCTTGGCATCATCCCCATCCGCGCAGACAACTCCTGCATCTGGGGCTGTATCGACATCGACCAGTATCCGCTCGACCACGCAGGGCTGGTGCAAAAGATTCGCAAGCTCGAGCTTCCGCTGGTCGTCTGTCGCAGCAAGTCCGGCGGTGCGCACGTCTTTCGCTTCTCCACCGAGCCCATGCCCGCTGCCAACATGCAGCGTTACCTCAAGGCCTGTGCAGCCGTGCTCGGTGAGGCAGGACGCGAGATCTTCCCCAAGCAGGCCGAGATCCTGGTCGAACGCGGTGACACGGGCAACTTCCTGAACCTGCCCTACTTCGGCGGCGACCAGACCATGCGCTACGCCATCCGCGATGATGGCAGCGCCGCTACGCTCGAAGAGTTCTATGAACTACATGCTCTGTGGTCACGGCCCCCGGACCACGAGCCACCCGAAGAACCCAAGAAGCCCGATCACCCGATCAAGGACGGCCCGCCATGCCTTCAGACGCTTTGCACACAGGGCGTGCCTGAAGGAACACGGAACAACGCGCTCTTCAACATCGGCATCTATTTAAAGCGCCTGCATCCCGTGAACTGGGACGACGCACTGTCTGAGCACAACTTCAAGTACGTTGCACCACCGCTCCCGAACAACGAGCTTCAGACCATCATCAAGCAGTTGCACAAGAAAGAGTACAAGTACAAGTGCAAGGACGCGCCGCTCAACCAGTTTTGCAATAGCGGCCTGTGCCGCACGCGCAAATACGGCGTGGGCGCAGACGGCCCCGACAGCCCGCAGATGTCATCGCTCTCCAAGTACAACAGCGAGCCACCGCTCTGGTTTTTGGACATCAACGGCAAGCGCATCGAACTCGATACCGAGGCGCTCTTCAATCAAGCCGCATTCCAGAAGGCGTGCTTGGAGAAGATCAACGTGCTGCCGCCCACGCTCCGTAAGCAAGACTGGGAAGGCACACTGAATGCGCTCTTGCGCGAGATGGTGGAGAGCGAGCAGATCACCGAGGCCCCAGAGGATACGAGCCTCACTGGGCGCTTCAACGACCTCTTGGAAGAGTTCTGCGCTCACCGGCAACAGGCCATGGACCGTGATGAGTTGCTCATGGGCCGGCCTTGGGTGAACGAAGAAGAGGCGCAGGTGTATTTCCGGATCAAGGACCTCGAAGCGCACTTGCTTCGCAGCAACTTCAAAGGCCTATCCACTGCGAAGATCGCGCAGCGGCTGCGTGAGCTGGGCGGTGAGCCGATCAGCCTCTTCATCAAAAACAGGACGGTGCGCTGCTGGCACATGCCTGCGTTTGCCAAACAGGACGCGCCTTTCGAGTCGCCTGAACAGAAGAAAGGGAGCCCGTTTTGAATATCACCAAGGTCTTCGGTCCTCCTGGCAGTGGCAAGACGACGTTCCTGCTGGGCATCGTTGAACTCGAACTCGAGTCCGGCGTGAATCCTGCCGCCATCGGCTACTTTGCCTTCACGCGCAAGGCCGCGAACGAGGCCAAGGAACGTGGCGTCGCGAAGTTCCCGCACTTGAAGCCCGACACTGACTTCCCGTGGTTTCGGACGCTACACAGCCTTGCCTACCGCTGCTTGGGCCTTGGCACAAAGGACATGATGGCGGTCGAGCACTACCAGGAGTTCGCACGCGAGGCAGGCATCACGCTCGCGACCGATACCGGCGAAGAGGATTTCATTGTCAAGACGGACCATCCGATTCTGAACGAGATCAACATCGCACGGATCAAGGGCCTGGACCTGCGTGAGCACTACAACCGCTCAGAGATCGAGATCGAGTGGCACTACTTCGAATTCATCGAGCGTGCGTATCGGCACTACA